GCCGCAGCTTCTGCAAACAACGCATTGGCACAAATAAACACGCTGAATCAAATTGTGCAAGGCTTGCAGGGCTTGCAATTAGCACCACCGCCAAGGGAATTCAGGCGCACAAGATATGGGTCGTTTTACGACACAACCACGCAATTAGCAACAACTATCAATACAGCCACAGCTATTACTTTCAATACTACTGACCTAAGTTTTGGTGTCTTTCTTGGCAGTCCCACATCAAGAATCGTTGTAGCTAACGAAGGTCTTTATAACTTTGACACATCTTTTCAATTAGATAAAACAACTGGTGGCACAGCAATTTTTGACTTTTGGTTTCGAGTTAATGGTGTCAACGTAACAAACAGCGGTAGCAGAATTCAAATCCAAAACAATAACGCTGAAATTTTTTCATCACTTAATTATTTTTTTAATCTCAAAGCAAACGATTACGTTGAGTTGATGTTTTCAGTAACCGATTTGTCTGTTGAACTAAAAACATTTGCTGCGGTTGCACCACATCCGGGCATCCCGTCCATCATTCTGACAGTGAACACAGTAGGAGACCTCATATGACTGTTGTCGTTAAAGTTTTAATCCCAGCCAAACAAGCTGAAAGCGCACAAACCACGCAATACACAGCAACCAATGCCAAGGCCATCATTGACAAATTCACTGTGACCAATACAAGTGCCACTAATGCAACATTTAGTTGCAATCTTGTCACTGTGGTTGGTACGGCGAATGCGGCAAATTTAATCATTGATGCTAGAACAATCGTGCCTGACGAAACTTACACTTGCCCTGAGTTAGTGGGTCAAGCGTTGGATTCAGGAGGTTTTATTTCCACATTGGCAAGCGCAGCTGCATCGCTTACCATTCGGGCATCAGGCAGAGAAATTACATAAGGACACGAAAATGAAAGACTTTTTAATGATGCCGAAAGGCTTTATGGGCTTGCCACAGGAAGAAGAGTTTATAACTGTGGCAGAAAACAAGGCAAATTTTCTCATTGCGGTAAAAGACTGGCATTATGGACCAGAAGAACCAAGCAACGACCCAAAGGCAAACCCTGATTTTTACGCATCATTGGCTGATGCCATGCAATGTGATGTAAAAGACGCAAAGCGCAAGCATTGCTCTAACTGTGAATATTACGACAACAGCTTTATGACTCAAGTGCGGATTGAACGCATACCAATGGCTGGATACGATACTGGGTATGGCTATCGTGGGCATTGTGAAAAGCTAAACTTTATCTGTAACGATATGCGGGTTTGTCAGGCATGGGAAGATGAAGACTATGACGATTGACCTTTTTGCAATTTGTGCGAAAATCAATCTGCTGAGTCTTTTGGGCCACCAGCAGCTCACCCTATCATAGGAGTTGGCATGGTCACATTGGGCATATCACAACAGCATTTGCTTGAGGTCTATCAAGACCCATACATTGCGCGAGTTGGGCATGACCATAGGCCAGCCGCACCTATTGACCACCCAAATGCTACTTATTTGTCAGCTTGGGTTGGCGATTCATTTGCTGGTGCTTTTCTTGTTATCAAACAAAGTGCAGTCGAGTTAGAACTCCATGCATTGCTGAAAAAATCAGCATTAAAGCAATCCCGTGATCTTGGAATGTCTTGTTTAGCGTGGGCGTTTGCCCAACCTATTTTGCGGGTTACGGCTTACATCATTGAGGGCTTAGAGGCGGTAAAAAATTACTGTCTCAAGTTAGGATTCAAATTAGAGGGTTGCAGACGCAATGCCTGTGTTCAAAATGGCGTAGTTAAAGATGTTTATGTGTTGGGCATGACCCGACAGGAATGGGGTGCGTTATGAGTTTTGTAAGCGATTTTATTGGTGACTTAACTGGCGCAAACCAAGCCGCTGAAGGCGCAGAGCGTGGTGCTGCAACTCAAGCCGCCGCATCTGAAAAAGGTATTGCAGAACAGCGCAGACAGTTTGACAAACTTGTCGAATTGATGTCGCCTTACGTTTCTGGTGGGCAACAGGCTTACAGAGAACAGCAAGCACTTATTGGTTTACAAGGTCCTGAGGCGCAACAAAAAGCCATTGCTGGTTTTGAAGAATCACCTATTTTTCAATCATTGACAAAACAAGCTGAGCAAGGCATTTTGCAATCTGCGGCAGCTACAGGTGGTTTGCGTGGCGGTAATGTACAACTTGCATTAAGTCAATTCCGCCCACAACTTTTGAACAGTTTGATTGAGCAGCAATATGGGCGTTTAGGTGGTCTGTCATCCATTGGACAAAGTTCAGCCGCAGGACAAGCCACTGCTGGTATGACAACAGGAACAAATGTAGCAAATCTTTTGGGTAACCAAGGTGCTGCAATCGCTGGCGGTCAAATAGCCGCTGGTAATAGAAATAGACAAATCTTTAGCGATGTGCTTGGTGCTGCTAAAGCATATGCGGCTTTTTAAGGTACTGACATGGCAATCAACCCATTACAACAACCAATTGATTATTTTGGCGCAATGCCACAAATTGATATTGGCAAACAATTTGCAGAGTTTGGACAAATTTTAGCTAACAGACAAAAGCGCACTGAAGCCGAAGCAGCTAAGGCGGCTTATAAAACCGATTTACAAACCGTATTAAATAACCCATCTATGAAGGCATTCAATGAATTTTCATTGAAATACCCGCAACAAAGAGAAGTTATAAAAGATGTAGCAAGTAGATTTACCACAGAACAACAAGATGCTGAATTCAACATTGGCAGAGATGTAGCTATTGCGCTTGAAAACGATAAGCCTGAGGTTGCGCTTGAAATCTTGAATCAAACAATCGATGCAAGAGAAAAATCAAAATTACCACCATCGGTTTACGGTCAGATACAACAAATCCTGTCAAACGTCGATGACCCAGATCGTATTAAAAAAGCCAAAGCACAAACAAATTTTTCTTTGACTTTGCTTAATCCTGAAAAATTCAGCAAGGTTGTTGACTCTTTAGCAAAGCAAAAACTTGACCCTGAGACATTAAAAAAAGCAAAGGCTGATGCTGATAAAGCTGTACAAGATGCTGAAAATGCCGTAATTACTGCACCAGATGATGTTGCAAGAGCGACAGCAACAAGAAAACTTGAAGAAGAAAAACTTAAACAAGAAAAAATAAAAACAGAAATAGCCAATGCTACACAAGCTGAGGAACAAGCTAGGCTTATAGCGGTAGCAGAAAGAGCAAGAAGTGATGCTGATAAGGCAGTAGCTGAGAAAGAAAAAGCTGTTCTTGAAGCCGCAAATACTCCTGACCGCTTGAAAGCAGAACAAAAATTGCGTGATGCACAAGCTAAGAAAGCCGAAATAGAGGCTAATTTTATAAGTCAACAGCAACAGGCTGACCTTGATAAAAAAGGTGCAGAGTTAGGTTTGACAAAAGCGCAGATAAATGAAGTGATGGTAAAAACTAGAAAACTTTCGCTTGAAACTCAAAGAGTAGCTTTGGAATTAGCGGCTTTTAAAAAGTCTGGTGGTATTGATCCAGCAAAAGCATTTGAGCAAGAAGAAAAATTACGCAAAGAATTTCAAGGTCGCACAAAAGTTTATGGCGAAGTTCAAACAATTTTCTCTAACCTCAAATCATCCGCAGAAGCAAAGACTGGCCCCGGCGATATTGCCTTGATTACTGGCTTTATGAAGATGCTAGACCCCGGCTCTGTGGTGCGTGAAACGGAATTTGCAACAGCACGAGATACTGCTGGTTTGTTTGAGAGTCTTAAAAATGATGCGCAAAAATTACAAAGCGGTCAACTTTTTACATTGAATTCAACACAGCGTCAACAGTATGTAAACTTGGCACAGCAGTATTTAAATGCATCAAAGAAAAAAGCAGATCAAGACAAAAAAGACTTGCGTGTTGTTGTGGATAATTACAAACTCAATCCTGACAATGTTTTTGGTGCACAAAGTGGCGGCAGGGGTGATGTAAATAGAATAGTTCCACCACAGACTGCAATTGATTTTCTAAAAAAAGACCCTAGTCGTGCGCCTGAGTTTGAGAAAAAATATGGCCCCGGCTCAGCCTCACAATACTTACAGGCTAGATAATGGCAGAAAATATTTTTGATCAATTCGATACTCCAGTTGAAGTTACTGGCAGGCCTATCTTTGCTGAAGACCCGAGGGCAAGTTCTGTTGCTGTGCCAAAGGGCTTTAAGTTATTGCCTATTGAACTTGCTGATGCTAGGCCGCAAGGTACTTTCTATGACCAAAGATTAAATGCTTTTTTTACTCCAATTTCACCGCCAGCTAAAGTACAAACTGAACTTCAAGCACGACAACCAGTTGCACAAGTTCAAGTAGGTGCAGAGCAAAATGTTTTTGATCAATTTGATGCCCCTGCAACACCGGTGGAAGAAAAACCAGCTGGTTTCATTGCGGGCTTAGTTGAATCTGTAACTGGTGAAAAGCGTTCAGCAAGCCCAGAGGTAGCTAAAGCATTAAAAGAAGGCAGAACAATTTATGCAATGCCTGAGACAAATCAAATGTCATTTGGTTTGGTTAAGTCTGCATTTGGTGGTTTGTTGGCAAACCCAGAGGAAAAAGCAAAAATATTTGTAGCTAATTTCCCCGGCTTGACCTATCGCAAAGACGAGTTAGGCACAGTCTTTTTAACCTCGCCGACTGATGGCAAAGAGTATGTGATCGAGCCGGGACTGACTCCTCGTGACATTCCTGCAGTGGTAGGAGGTGTTGCCGCATTTACTCCTGCTGGTCGGGCAGCGACTATTCCATCGGCTATGGTTCGTTCAGGATTAACTCAGACTGCAATTGAAGCTGGTGAAAGTGCGGCTGGTGGTGAATTTAATACTTTACCTGTTGCACTGGCAACTACACTTGGTCCAGTGCCACAGATACTTGGTAAAGTAATGCCGCCAGTAGTTGAGGCGGTAAAACAAGGTTCTAAGGCGGTGGTTGAAGGCGTGACGCAAGCTGTTACGCAACCAATCACAACCGCTAAACAACTTTTAACTGGCATTGAAAAGACTTTTACTGAGCCAATAACAACCGCAAAAAAAGCGGCTAATGTTGTAGAGCAAGTTGTTTTGGATAGCAATCCGCAAAAGAAAAAAGAGATTGTCGATGCTTTAATAGCTGACCCAACCAACACATCTGTAGTCAACTATCGACTGGTCAACAATCAACCAGTAATTGATGTGCCTATAAATGAGGCACTCAAACAAGGGTGGAAAGATGGCACTCTTGCCAGCATCAAGGCTGGAAGCCCAAAAGATCGCCAAGCCATGTCAAAGATGCTCAACATTTTTAAAATGGGTGAAAAGAGTGAACGATTCAGGGCAACAACAAGACCAGCTGACATATTGGGTGATACAGTTCAATCACGCATTTCATTTTTGACCAAAGCCAACAAAGAGGCAAGTACCAAAATCAATGAAGTTGCCAATACCCAGTTGCGTGGTCAGCGTGTCAACTTTGACCCAGCTATCAATACCTTTATCAAAGACCTTGAAAGCTTAGGCGTAAAAGTAGAAATGGACGCAAACGGGGTCGCCAAAGCCGTTTTACAAGGTTCTGATATACAGGGAGACAAACAAGCGCAAAGGGTCTTAAATGCCGTTTTAGAGCGTTTGAGCACGAGTAAACCGCCAGATGCTTATGGCGTTCACACTGCCAAGCGTTTTATTGATACTCAGGTTGATTATGGTAAGCGGAATACTTCTAATCCGTTAACTTCACAAGCTGAACGAACACTGAAGACTTTGCGTAGAAACCTTAACAAAAGTCTAGGCGATACTTTCCCTGAGTACAAGGCGGCAAATACAAAGTATTCCGACACGGTTACATCGCTGGATAGTATGCAAAAAGCCGCTGGTACGCAGATCAATTTTGATTCAGCCAATGCCGACAAAGCACTTGGTACAGCTATGCGAAAGTTGACGAGCAACTACGGGACACGGGCAAATCTTATTGATGCGCTTGATCTAGCAAACCAGACCGCCACCAAGTACGGCATGAAAATTGAAGATGATGTCATCAATCAGTTAATTTTTGTCAACGAACTTGATCGTATGTTTGGCGCACAGGCACAGACTTCATTGAAGGGTCAAGTTGCCGAGGCTATGGAAACTGGTGTTGACATTGCAAGGGGTGGTGGCGCAAGTCGGGCATTTGAATTACTTGCTGAAAAAGCAGAGAATCTCCGTGGTATCAACAAAGAAAACGCAGTCAAGGCAATGGAAGAATTGCTAAAACGCAAATAGGAGAATAAAAAATGTCCGCAGTAACCATTGAACCCCCGTTCCCGATATTTACCGATTCGGATGGTACGCCGCTAGAGAATGGCTACATTTACATTGGTGTTGCCAACCTGAATCCAGTCACCAATCCGCTTGCAACATTCTTTGACCCAGCGTTTACGATACCCGCCGTTCAGCCAATTCGTACTTTGAATGGCTTTCCTGTTTATCTAGGCACTCCGACAAAGGTCTATGTTAACAATGTTGATTACAGCATTCAGATATTGAATAAAAGCGGTAGCTTGGTTTTTAGTGCCGCATCGGGTGTTGTTAGTATTTTGCCAGTTGCTGAAGGTGGTACTGGTACATCAACACCCAGTTTGATTGCTGGTGCAAATATTACGATTACTGGCGCATTTCCAAATCAAACGATTGCCAGCACAGCATCGGGTGGATCTTCAACTATCAGCAATGACACTTCGACGGCAACAAATCTTTTCCCTTTGTTTTCCTCTATAACATCAGGAACGGCAAGCAATATTTTTACCAGCAATTCCAAGTTACTGTATCAACCTAGCACGGGTGAATTTCAAGCATCTATTTTTGATGCTGCAAATGGTATTTATGTAAACAATCAAACTGTGTCTGTGAGTTACACAATAGCATCAGGCAATTCAGCAATGTCATCAGGGCCAATCACAATTGCCTCTGGTCAAACGGTCACAGTATCTAGCGGTTGTCGCTGGGTTGTTCTGTAAAGGAAATATATGTCATCAGTCGTTATCTCAGGAGACACCAGCGGGGCTATCACAGTATCAGCGCCTGCTGTTGCGGGTACTACCACGCTGACTTTGCCAGCTACAACAGGCACTGTGTTAAATGATGCAACTGTGGGTGTTTGTCGTGCTTGGGTAAACTTTAACGGTACAACGGTCACTAACCCTGCTTCAATGACAGGTGTTCGTGGGTCGTTTAATGTTTCCAGCATTTTGGATAATGGTACAGGGGATTACACAATCAACTTCACAACTGCAATGTCAGATGCGAATTATGCGGCTGTTATGACAGCAGAAACAGCGTTAGCCGCTGGAGGTTTTGCTGATTTACTGGGTGTAGTTAATGGTGGTCGTGCTACTGGTTCTGTAAGAATTACTTGTATAAATTCTACTGATGGTACAAATGAAAGAGATCCAACAGCCGCAATGATTGCAGTATTTCGCTAAAGGAAAAACCATGAATCAAAGAATTATTTACCCAACAGACAATGGCGGTGTTGCAGTCATCATTCCAGCCGCTGAGTGCGGTTTAACCATTGAGGAAATTGCCGCCAAGGATGTTCCTGCTGGCAAGCCCTACAAGATTGTGGATGTTGCTGACATTCCATCAGATCGCACATTCCGCAACGCATGGGAGTTTTCAGAATGATTACCATCAACATCACCAAAGCCAAAGAAATAACCAAGAGTCGTTTACGCACTGAGCGTGAGCCTTTATTGGCGGCGCAAGATGTAGCGTTTCAAAGAGCATTGGAGACAGGCGCAGATACCGCAGCAATCGTGGCTGAAAAGCAAAGACTGCGTGACATCACTAAGTTGGCTGATTCATGCACAACAACTGATCAACTTAGCAACCTGAAGGCTTAATCATGTCAATACTTGCTTTAACTTCTGACACGCTGATCGGTACAGCAGCCGCTGGCAACATTGAGTATTCCAGCCCGATCTTTACCGGCACACCTATTGGCACACAGCGAGGCATTGTTCCGGCTCAACAGTATTACAGGCTGGATTCTGCGGTGGTTGGCTCAAACGCTACTGGCGCACAAAGCATTTTTGGTGTTGGCGTAACGCTGTCAGCAAGCACTGTGTATGAATTTGAGATGGTAATGGTTTTATCAAAGACCGCAGGTACTACATCTCACACTATATCTATGGGGTTTGGTGGTACTGCAACAGTAAATAATATTGGATATGTTTCTTTTAATAACGGCAACTCGGGTTCCGCCGTAAGTACTGGCGTTGTTTCGGGTTTTATCCTTACTGCTTCCGCTACTGTTGCATCACCAGCGATAACGGGGGCAAGCATAAATCAATATTTTGTACTTAAAGGCACAGTGTCAATCAACGCTGGCGGAACATTCATTCCGCAATACACGCTATCAGCCGCACCTGGCGGGGCTTACTCCACCAATATTGGTAGCTACGTCAGAATAAATCCTTTAGGCGCATCTGGTTCTAACACTTCAGTAGGAGCATGGGCATGAGCGTAATAATTGATGGATCAGCAAGCGTCACGATCAACTCAGGTGTGGTACTGGGGATTACCTCTGGTACTGCTGTTTCTAATCCAACTAGCCCAGTAAGTGCAAGCATTGACTTTACTAGCATCCCGTCATGGGTGAAGCGAATTACTGTAATGTTTAACGGTGTGAGTACAAGTGGTACAAGCAATCATTTAATTCAACTTGGCGCAGGAAGCGTCACAAGTATTGGCTATACATCTACAGGCGTAGGTTTAGTAAATGCCGCATCACCATCATCTGCTTCTTCTAGTGCGGGTTTTATTCTTGGCGATATTGCAAGTGCTAGTGCTGTAATTATTGGTCACATGGTAATTACAAATGTTTCGGGAAATATATGGATAGCATCAGGAACTGGCAGACATAGTGGAACTGCCTGTTTTACTAATGGCGGGTCAGTTTCCCTTACTGGATTGCTAGACAGAATACGTATTACGACAATTCTTGGAGTTGACACTTTCGACGCAGGTTCAATCAACATACTTTATGAAGGATAAATCATGACACACAGAACAGTAGTAAATTGCGAAACAGGCGTAATCACTCAAGTGGAGTACACCGCTGAAGAACAAGCTATACATGATGCGGCAGTAGCGGCACAAGCTGAAGCACAAGCACTTGCAGATGCACAGGCTTTAGCAGAAGCTCAAGCACTGGCTGAAGCACAAGTCAATGCACCAACCCAACCATGAACCATAAGGAAAATTATGTCTACAAATAGTCAAATTGCATTTGCCCCACAAGGCAACACAATCGTGGTTGCATCAACAACGCCAGCCCCAAGCGGCGTACAAGCCCTAGTTAACACACGTTTTTCAGGCCAAGAAACTGGACAAGTGAGAATTGTTAATTCAGGAACAGTGATTGTGCATTTGGGGGTTGGTTCAACTGCCGCAGAAGCCGCCACAAATGCCGTTGCCGCAACTGCTGGTTCACCAGCTACTGGCATACCTATTCTTAATGGCACGACACAAATTTTGCGCTTTCCATCGGGTGCATTTTTTAGCGCAGTGTCAGCTTCAGCAGCAACCGTTTACATAACGCCCGGCCAAGGCATTTGAAATGATTGAGGTGGACACACGACTTGCGGTGCATGAAGCGGTTTGCGCAGAGAGATATGCCGCAATTGAAAAATCATTTGAGTCAGGTTCAAAGCGCATGACACGCATAGAGTATTTGCTTTATGTGGTGATTGCGGCTGTGTTGCTTGGTCCGGGCTTTGCTGGCGAGTTGGTCAAGAAAATATTGGGGCTGTAAATTGACCCAATCAGTATCCTGTTTGCAGCCAACGCCTGTGTTGCCGCCATCAAACAAGGGTGCAAACTCTATAAAGACGCAAAAACGTCTTTCATGGAAATTAAAAAAACTGTTGACGAGGTAGTCTCAGATGCGAAGCAAGTCAGAAGTTTTTGGCAAAAACTCTTTGGAGCAGCGCCCACCGCAAGCCCAAAGTCTGTGGCGAAAAAGAAAGAAGCCTACGTTGCCGTTGACGAAACCCAAGTCATGTCAGACATTGTTGTCCAGCTTTCCCAATTCTTTAAGCTGCAAGAACAGCTTGCCGACCACATAAGGGAAGAGGAAGAGAAGAGCAAAACAGTCTACGACCCTGATGCCAACCTGATGGAAGCCGCCCTTAAACGGGTTATGGCGCAAGACCAAATGGCAGCGTTGGAGGTAGAGATAAGGGAAGCAATGGTATACCAAGCACCACCCGAAATGGGGGCTTTATATAGCAAAGTTTTTGATATGCGGGATGTCATTAAAGTAGAGCAGGACAAAGCAAGGAAAAAGCGAGATGATGAATCATGGCAACGCAAGGAAAGGGAACGACTGCTAAGAGAAAGGCAAGCGTATCTGCTGGTGACTTTCCTATGCCTCCTTTATTTGTGGCTACTCCTCAGCCTCTTAAACAAGACTGGTGGGCTGTGATGGGCTGGGTAGCGGCTTGTGTTCTTATTGTTATGTTGCTTCCGTTGCTTGGAATGTTGTACATGGATGTGTTGCAAGCCAAGCATGAGGTTAAGCAGCAAATAGAAAAAGTGGAAAAACTTAGGCGACAGACTGAACAAAAACAACGTGAGGATAAAAAATGATAATTTACATCCCTTTGTTGTATATTTGCATTGGGTTGGAATGTGCATTTTTTCAGTCAGAGATTTATACTTTAAGTGAGCAAAAATGTTCGCAAGAAATTGCACAACAAAAAAGTGAACTTATCAAGCAAGGTAGAACGGTTGAAGCAATTTGTGTAGATGTAAAAATTCAAGTGGAGAAGAAATCAGATGTTACCTATCGTAGCCTCACTCCTTGGTAGTCTTGCCCAAAACGGGCTTGGTTTACTGTCGTCTGCCATTCAAGCCAAAGGCAAAGAAGTTGTTGAAAAAACTTTGGGTGTAAAGATACCCGACAATCCAACAGCAGAAGATGTCAGCAATCTGAGGCAGTTGCAGTTTGAACATGAAGAGCGTTTACTTGAACTGGGGATTGAAAAAGCCAAAATGGAATTGGCTGAACTTGATCTACTAGCAAAAGCTGCACAGAGTGATGCTGATAACGTCACAGATCGCTGGCAAGCTGATATGTCTAGTGACTCTTGGCTGTCTAAAAACATACGCCCTATGAGCCTTATAGCCATCTTTTTGGGGTACTTTCTCTTCGCCCTAATGTCTGCCTATGGGTATAACGCAAACGAGTCCTACGTCACCCTGCTAGGCAACTGGGGAATGTTGATTATGGGTGCATATTTTGGCGGTCGCACGATTGAAAAACTTGCCGATATGCGAGGTAAAAAATGAGTTTAAGCACTGAACAAGCCGCATTCTTATTGGATGCTTGCAAATTGATTCAATATGCTACAGACCAAGGTTTTATGGTGACTGGTGGTGAATTAGCTCGCACACCTGAACAGCAAGCTCTACACGTAAAAGCTGGACGTTCCAAAACCATGAACAGTATTCATTTAAAAAGATGTGCAATTGATCTTAATTTTTTCAAAGATGGCAAGATTATTTGGAATAAGGATATTCTTGCTCCGCTTGGGGCGTATTGGGAAAGTCTGCATCCTCAGAATCGTTGGGGTGGGCACTTCTCCAATCTGGTGGATTGTCCACATTTTGAACGTGTGCCAAAAGCATAGCAAAAAGCACTAGTGTCCCAATTCCGATAACTGCACCAATAGTTAAAGCAAAGACTGTGGCAATCATAAAAACTCCTATTGTTTTTCCCAGCGTCTACACAAATCTTTTGCTTCCTTGCTTTTCGGCTTTCTGTCGCACATTTCGCTAATTGACTTTTCTTTTGCCTTACGCTGCATTTGGTAAATGTTAAGGGGTGCTGGCGGTAACAAGTTATAACCGCCAACCCCCATCATTGACAAGCACAAAATAATGCGGCTAATCAAGTGTTGAGTTCCTTAAGTTTGGCTTCGATAGCGTTATAAAAACTAAGCTGTGTTGTTGTAGATTCCCTGCAACAAGCCGCTATTTCTTCAACCGTCAGCCCTACCCATGTGCGCTGTGCCAAGGCTTTGGCGGCTACCAGTTTGGCAAATTTATAGATGTCTTTATCAACACAAACAAACAATTCACTTTCTTCTTCACTTGGCTTTCCATGTGAAACAAATTCAGCTTCTATTGCCATCTCAATGATTTCATCTTGTCTCATATCAACTCCCGCTGTACAGGCACAAACCGCCATTCACGTTCTGCCCTGCCTGACTTGGACTTGGTGACCCGACCAGTTAACTCTACCAAGCCAATTTTGGCTAACTCAGGCAAGCGCCTTGCCACTTGATTGCCATCTAGTCCAGTCAACTCTGCGATGCCATCCTTGCCCCTAGCGCCGAAGCGCTGGAGACAATCCACAATCAAATCAAAGTGCTGGCCTGCAAAGTCAACTTGTTCCGCTGCGGCATGACTGGTCACTGGGTCAAGTGACCTTGCTCGTTTAAAAAGGTATGTCATCTACAGCCTCCGTTGCTTGTTTGCCTTCGTAAGGCTTGGGGTCGTAGCAATTTGCCCAACCATCCCAACCATTCTTGGGTAGAGGTATCACATCTAATTTGATTTTCAGGTTGCCGTTATCTTCAAACACCGAACCAATGTTTTGGTAGCGTTTCTTTTCCTCACCGCTTTTGTTGGTGTAAGAACCAGTTACGACAGTAATATCTTTTATTTTTTTCATGCAAGGCTTTCAAGTTGTTGGATTTTCAGGTCTACATCACCCAAAAACTGGATGACTGAATTCTCAAGCGAATCAACGATTTGTTTGTCAAAGTTAACACGCTTGATGAATAGTTGATATTTTTCCGGCATCCGTGGGTCAAAGGATACAAAGTCGCACCACGGGCGTTCTGTGCAAGCCATTTGCCACATCATTTGAGTGATGTAC